CAGAAGCAGATGCAAGGTTTCTTACTATATCTATTATTCGCAAAGCACTAGCAAACCCAGTAGTTATAGTTTGCCTAGTTCCGGCGACACAAGTAAAGGTACCGGTCTTAGCGTTAGAGTCAGGGCGTAATTGCACAATTTGCAGATACGACTCATTAAGCCAGTTCTGTAGTTCTATACGCGGCCATCTAACATTCGAATCTTGGAGAACATCTTCGACGCGTTTTATAACTTCTCTAACTTTGATTGTTGCCAAGGTCTACTCCATGCGTGTTGTAAAAGAAGGAGAGGGTTTCCCCCCTCCCTAATTAATCAGTTATCCAATTATGGAGTACCGATTAGAGCAGTTACTAGAGCGTCGTTTTTAACAACTTTACGACCGTAAACAGCTAGACCACGAACGATATCGCCGAAGTCTGTTTGATTACGTAGAGGCTCTGTCTTAGCAATTTGCGAAGCAAATGCACAAGCATGCTTAGTACCAGCAACCATCATACGACGCGGCTTAGCGTTAGTAAGAGTTGCACCAGCAGAAGCTGCAGTTAAACCAGCAACTGTTGCTTTAGAAGTAGTACCTTTAGGTAGCAAGTTAGATACATAAACCGTGAAACGGTCTATCATACCAATCTTACCAGTACGGACGATACTTGATGCATCACCAGTAAAGTAAGCTTGCGCCATGCTGCTTTCCATTAAAGCTTGACGCTCTACTGGAGATATAATCAACCAACGACCCTCTTCAGGAACGTTTTGCTCATCTAACGTAGCTGACATGTTAAGAATAGTTTTTAAAACCATTCCAGCAGTAGCGGCGGCAAGTGGTGCAGTGTCAGTACCTAGCGCGTATGATCCAGAGATCGCACCAGCAGCAGCACCTTTGTTCGCTGCAACAGCACCTTCAGTTACAAACCAGTTAAAGAAAGCTTCATTTTCAATTGCAATCTTCAACTGCTTAGCAGCATCATCAGTAAACATGTTCATTAAGTCCATATCAGCTTGATGTGCTAATACGTCGTTTATTTGAACACTAAAGTATTTACCTTTATTAATCTGCATATCTTGAAAGATAGGCACAGGAACTCTAGTTGTTAGAGTTGTACCCGCTCCAGCATAGTCATCGATAACGATTGACGGTGCAGTACGGATACGGATTGAATCACCTTGATTTTTAATTTCGCCTTCCCAATCGGTATTGGCAATTTCAGTCATCATTGTGTTTAGATAGAATTTTGCATTCAGTTTGTTAGACCACAATTGTGGTATAAAACTACCTGAATACGATGGATTGGTGTCAAATGCACCGGAACCAACTACGGGAAAAATAGCAGCCATTTTGTTACTCCTTAAAAGTTATAATAATAAAACATTGTTGGCTAAGGCTGCTTACATTTTTAGATTAAGTTATCTAACTCGACCTTCCATATATGCAACGGTTAGCTCAGCTTCAAGTTTTTCCGCTTCCTCGTAACTACCTTTAGTATTCAAAGCTCTAATCTTAGTCCAAGCTTTTTCCGAACTCGCAGCGGAATAAATCTTGTCACTTTGACCAGCGCTCTTCGTACTTGCGGTACTAGCAGAACGATTTGGCGATACCTGCTTCTCAAGTTCTTTCTGACGATCACTCTTACTGTCTTCAACCGGGTTAACAGAACCATTAAATAAACTCACGTAGTGAGCTATTGCTTCTGCATCCCCTGCGTTAAACGCAGCTTGAGCTTGATCTCTTCGAGGCCCCCTAGACATAGGGTCATACTCATTTAGCCACGAAACCCAACGCTCGTCGTTGTCGAGTTGGTCAAATCCAGGTACTAAAGCGTTTAGCCTCTGGGTAAAACCTTGCTCTCCAACTTGACTATCAGTATTTGAAATTTTGCTTTGCAGCTCTTCAATTACTTTAGCCTGTTGCTCAAAACGTCCCTCAAATTCCTGGGCTTGTTCTTTTGCAACTCGTCGTTGAAAGTCGATCAAATCATCACCGTACTCATCTCGATCAGCATCAGTTACATAACTGACTTTTTCTTTCGGTTTTTCAGACTCTACTTTTTGAGCAGTTTTTGCTTCCTCACGGATAGCGTTCATCTGTTCACTAAGCTCCCTAACCTGCTGGTGCAGTCTAGGTACTTCAGCATCGTACTTACCTTTTAGGGTACTGTATTTTTGCTTAAAGCTGTCTGATACTTCTTCTGGAATATCGTCAGCCGGCTCTGCTTCTACTGCTACTGGCTCTTCTCGTTGAACTGGAACTTCGGTCATATCAACTTTTGTATCCTTGGCTTTGGCTTTTTTAGAAGTTTTCTTTTCCTTAACTTCTGTTGGCTCAATTGTTTCTGTTGTTTCTTCGCCTTGGGCTAATTGTTTCTCTAACGCTTCAACTTCATCGAGTTGGGCTTGTATCTGTTTTGGCAATGCCATTTTCTTTCTCCTTAAAGCACCAACTCTGTTCTACAGCGCAATGTATGCTGTTCCCGTTATGGTGTGCTTAACAAATGCGCTATTTCTAGCGCTCCTACCCTACTTTACGCGATTCCTCAATCGCCTTCAGTAGATCTTCAAATGCTTCCGCTCGTCCTTGCAAACGGTGGATTTGATCCGTTTCGTTTGCGTATACCAGTTTCTGCTTAGTCTCTTCAAGTTGACCTTCAAGGACTGTAATTATTTTGTTAATTCCTGGTTCTCTAAGCCTGTTTAGGGCCGATATTTCAGAAGAATCCAAACTATTAACGTTAATCATTTATTCGTATAATACCTAAAATTATAATAAGATGGGAACAAATTAGCGACCATTAGGCCTCTGAGCGAAACTGCTGTCTTGTCTTCCACCCATTTCTGTTCCATCTTCTTGTAAATTTGCACTTTGTTGTTGAGCCATCTGTTCTTGCTGCATTTGTTGCTGCATCATCTGCTGTTGTTGCTGCATTTGTTGTTGCATCTGTTGTTTTTTCTCAACATCTTCACGAGACGGTACAAGCCTATCAATATTACTATTTAGATTTCCCGCAAGGTCTCTCATAAGTTCAGCTGTACCTGGAAGTCCTACAATTTCTTGAGCTACCGGACTTTCTAGTACTAAACGTAAGAACTCAGTTTTACGAACAGACTCAGCTTCTTTAACAACAAGCGACATAGCGCCTTGAGCAACAATTTGCACATCGCCAATTAAATCTGGGTCTTGGCTGTATCTTAGGTTCCTTTGGTATTGTCTTTCAAGCATAGGCTTTAACACATCGTGGTCAATGTTACCAATTACTTGTTTAATGCTTTTTCCTGCGTTAGAAATTAACATAGATAAACCTGATGACGTACGACCCGCACCTGGTACGTGTTGTCCTGTCATGTACTTAGGAATACCTGTCATTTCGTCGGCAATATCCATAAACCTGTCAAACACTTGCATAAGAGCTCCAGCGTTAGAATCAGGTTGAAAGAAATTTATCGGAGGGGAAGAATCGCCGTATTCAGATTGTTGAAACTGCCAAATCTTCCATGGATACATCTGCGTAATATCTTCACCTGCAGGCAGGCGACTTATATTTACGCCTACTTGTGGGCCTGAGCTAATACCCATATTGTTAGATAGTGAACGAGCAGCTGCGTTACACATACTCTGCGCGTCCATACATAAATCTGATACACCGTTACCGTCAATACGGCCCGGTACCTTCTCAAACGACGTGACGTAATAAGGTTTACGTCCTAACTGGTCATAATTTAGTACTGCTTTAATAATTGTAGTGCCTACCATCCATACTTCACATGGATAAGATTTCTGAGGGTCTTCAATCTCTTTTTTGCTTAAACCCCATTCAAGTAGTAAATCTCCTGGAATTGAGTCCCATAATTGAATAGCTGCTGCTAAATCTTCACCGGAATCATCAAAATCTTTACCTTCTAAGTCTTCCATTTCAGAATTTTCATTATCTAACCATTCTATACCGGTTAAACTGAAGTCCGTTAACAACGCTCGAACCGCGCTCTCGTCGTAGCCTTCGACGCCTATCATAGCTTCGCAGTCTTCTCTAGTTAAGTGGTGAATCTCTATTACAGGCATATTTTGTATATCGTCTCCCCAAGGAGCCCAATAAAATTTATAAGGGTCAACTCGTTCCCACTCGTCTCTAACAACTTCTTCAGGAACCATTCCTCCACCTTCTGCGTACTTTAGCTGTTTACGTTTTCTAGGAACAGGGCCTTTTAAAACAGCATAAGGATAAGTTGCTACGTCGTTAGTAAACTCAAACAACGCTTTAACAAAACCACCTTCTAAAAGTTGGTCTTCCATTTTAAGTTCCATACGCTCAACACGTTTGTCAGCTTCAAATTTCATTTCGCGCATAGCAGTATCTTTCATACCTTCTGCAAGTTTCTTTAAGTCTGCTTCTTGAACTTGTTCTCCACCTTGCTCGTAATGTTGTGCAAGATTCATTTCCATTATCCCTTGTAGCCTGTCAATAATATCGGGGGGAACATCTGGAATAGGAGTTGCTGAAATAGACCAAGGTCTATCGGAGCCAGTACCAAGTAGAGTATCTCTTAACCACGCAGTGGCTGTACGACATTTCGTACTAACAATACCCATAAATATTTCTGAACCACCTTGAGCTTTAATCTCCGCCATCTTAGATGGAGAGTACTCCATGTTACGGGCGCGAGCAGTTTTAGTTAATCGGTCTTCAATTTCTTGTTTCTTGTGGTCACGCATAACCGTCCAACGTTTATTAACGTGAGCCGATAATCCTACTATAAGGGGTCTGTGCTGATTTTCTTCGTTTTTTTGTTTATTCTTTTCTTGTGCTTCTAACTGTGCCGAGCTCGCTACTGGAATAATTGCGTTCATAAATTCATCTCCTATGTCCAGCCGCCGGCTGACACTTTTTTAACTTCTCTACGATTGTTTGTATGCATTGCTGCTCCAAATACTTCTCCGCCATCGGCGTGTAAACACATGTACTGAAATGCATCCGCAATATCAGACCATGGATGTGATTTGTCTGGTTTCTCGTCCTTTGCTCCTTTGGTATTTATTTTGTACATATATTTACCAGCAAGGGCTTTTACTAGGGGACTTGCAGACTCAGGGTCTATTATAAGACCACTTTTACCATCAACTAACCTAGTTAAAAATTTATCCACTGCCGCTATTCTAGCAGCAATAGAGTTAGTTCTAGCAGGTTTTATTGTAAAACCTTCTGCTTTATAAATATCAGCTACAGTACGCTCATCTGTCTGTACGCGCTGAAAGGCAGCTGGGTCAATTATAACAAGGCATCTTCGTCCGGGGAACTTATTTGTTAATAAAGGTTTTAGTTTTTCCCTCACAAATCTTAAAGCACCCATTCCGTCAGATACTATGGCGTCGTATATTACTAACCGGCCGTCGTACGATACTTGCCCTATAACTGCTGCAGGCGTTAGCCCTGCATCAATTCCTACCAATAAAGGCGAATCATTTATTGGAGACATTGGAACTAGCTCAGTTTTACTAATGTGAGTAGCTCTGTCAAACGCTCGGAACACCGGCTGTCCAGCTAGGGACTTACCAAATTCTGCGTGTATGTAAACTGCTATCCAGTCTTCTGTTTTGTTATGCGCTAAGTTATCGTAATAATCATCAGGCAAAAATTGTGTCCAGTC